TAGTAGACTCCTTGAGAAGCTACTACGACAAAGGCTGGAATGAGCAACCTCAAAGAAGTACAAGACAGTATCACAGCCCACGAACAGCAGCTTGTAACTGCTAGGCAAAGACTCAAAGATGCCGAACGTGAGATGGAAGTGGCGCCTGATGATGTTAACAAAAGTGCACTCCAGGCGAGACGGTCGGCTGTGTCAGCACTGGAAACCAAGCTCGGAGAACTCAAGCGTCAGATGGCAGATCTTGTTGCGGCTCAGAAACTGGCTTCAAAACCAGTTGATCCAACAGGGCTTGAGCCTGATGACCATCTAAAGGAAAAATCTGCCTTGAGGTATGGTAATGTCCTGGATGTAAACTCCATTGACCTTGAAGAGCCTAGTGGACAAACTGCAGACTGGAAAACAATCGGGGTGTATGTTTTGGGCTTTGCCATACCGATCATCCTTAAGGCTCTTTATATGTTGTCAACTAGAGGCCGTCAAACTGTGAAAGAAAACAAAGGGACAAGGATCAGGTTCAGAGATGACTCTTCCTTTGAAGAAGTCAATGGCATTAGAAAACCCAAACATCTTTATGTGTCAATGCCAACTGCTCAGTCCACAATGAAAGCTGATGAAATCACACCAGGGCGATTCAGGACAATTGCATGTGGTCTTTTCCCAGCACAAGTCAAAGCAAGAAACATTATAAGTCCTGTCATGGGAGTGATAGGATTTAGCTTTTTTGTCAAGGACTGGATGGAAAGGATTGAGGATTTCCTTGCATCTGACTGCCCGTTTCTTCCCAAAGTGAGTGTGCAGCAAGGAGGTATTGATACAACCATTCGCACATACTTCATAAGGAGACAAGAACAAGTGAGAGAATCGATGCTTGCAGAGATCATGGACCTCATTGATTTTGCTGAAACTGAGTCTGCAACATTGTTTCAAGATATTGCAACACCGAATTCAGTTTGGGTTTTTGCATGTGCTCCTGATCGTTGTCCGCCCACCTCTCTGTATGTCGCCGGGATTCCTGAGCTTGGTGCCTTCTTCTCTATTCTCCAGGACATGAGGAACACAATCATGGCCTCAAAATCTGTTGGAACAGCCGAAGAAAAGCTAAAAAGAAAATCTGCATTCTACCAATCATATTTACGGCGAACACAATCTATGGGAATACAACTGGACCAAAAGATTATTATCATGTATATGATTCATTGGGGAAAGGAAGCAGTAAATCATTTCCATCTCGGCGATGACATGGACCCTGAACTCAGGCAGCTTGCACAATCCCTGGTTGACACTAAGGTGAAAGAGATCTCAAACCAAGATCCACTCAAGATCTGAATGACTGGATTAACATCAGTTTATAAGCTCCCATATTCAACTAATTACTAATAACATTGTATTTAATAGTTTAATAATTAACTAATTTTTTAATCATATTCAATAGATTACAGTATGTATTAATTCTATTCAGAATTATATAATCAAATTAGTTAAATAGTTTACGTATATATTAGCTCACATAATCAAGGGTCATTATGAGGGTTCATTTAATCAGGGATCATTTATTCAGGGATCAGTTAATCAGGTTTATTATTCAGGGTTTATTATTCAGGGCATGTTAATCAGTAGATATAGTGAGTTTTTATCCAATTAGCATTAATTAGGTATAAGTTTACATATATACAGAATCATCTCATTAGTCCTTCAATATGAATTATTACTCAGGTCATTTAATCATATCAATCATGAATGTATTATCAAACATATCATTATTCAATGTGAATATAATCATTATCTTTTTCTTTCTTGATTCCCAATTCCTTTTCCTGTGAATTATATATGCCATTAGATGTAAATTTCGTTCCAACTAATTATGCTTGCTTACGCTACTAACTCAACATACTACCTCATCCACTACCCTTTTCCCTTAAATACTACCTCAGAAATTCTACCTCATTAGTTATAATTCTTGATTGCTTTTCAAGGAGCATACTACTA